CAGAACGATATACAATCTGGAATAGAGAAACATAGTCGCCAAGCTGATTTTCTTTGATGATGAATGATTGTGGGTCAGCATGGAAAACACCATCAGTCCCCCACCATACAGCACCGCTTGCAAGGTAGCCAGAGCCATCCATACGAATGATAGCCTTTGCTACATCTGATGGCATGTTTGCTTCTGTATAATCTGCTCTATCCTTCATAGAACCTCCATACCAAGAAGCAATACCTCCACCGACCTTAGTAGCATCATAGACACCATTCATACCGGACATTACTTTAAATCCAGCTACCGGGTCAGTATATCCCAGCATGTTTAACGCATTCTGAATAACACCACCTTCGATTGTGGTATTCTCTTTCCACGCTTTCTTTAGATATTCATAACCAGCCAAATCTTTTTTAACTGTATCTACTGCTGCTTTAGCTGCATCACTGATAGCATTCAAAGCTGCTGTTCGTTGGTTGTAGTATGCAGATTGCTTTGAAGCGAAGTCAGAAGGTATGGTTATATTTTCGGGAGTAGAAGCCGACAATGTAACCAACACTGCACGATAATTGCTATGAGCATTCAGATAACCCGTAGGGCTACCCAATGAATACAAAGTATATCCTGCTGTAATATTTGTCTTGTCAGCGTCTATACGAACTATTTCATCTTTGATTGATTGCTTTTCAGTAGGAGATATAACCCCATCTTCTGCCCACTTATCCAATCTTTGTTTAGCTGCTTCCGCTTCTGCTTTAGCTGCATCTGCCGCCTTTTGAGCCTCTTCCGCAGCTTTCTTCGCATCTTCTGCGGAAGTGTTTATTTTGTCTTGGATAAAGTTGTTGGCTGCATTCAAATAAGCTATAAAATCTCCATATTTGGTATTGAAGGTGTCGTACCTACCATCTACCAAAGCGACTTCCGTTGAGGTAGCTACTCCGTCAGCTATGGCATCATCAATAGCAGTAATAAGCTCGGTAGTTGCCACATTAAATCCATCATAAGCGGTTTTTAGTTCTACCTTAGCAGTACCGGACAATAAAGGATTAGCATAAACCTTAGAATAAGATTCCGCTACGCTCTTCTGTATTGATTTGATTGAGTTCAAATATTTCTCAATTGCGGCAGCTTCTTGTCTGTCAACAATACCGTCTTTAAAGGCTTCGTCTGTGAAGTCTTTCATATTGGTTACAGTCTGCTTTGCGTCATTGGCTTCTTTCTTAGCTTCTGCTGCCTTTTGCGCTTTAGCTGCTTCAAGATAAGCCTTTGAAGTGTCATTGTCTGCAATCTGCGTCCATCCCCATGTATCTCCCGTCTTTACCCATCTCCATGATTTTCCTGCATCGGGAGTAGTTTCATCATCGACATATTCTTGGATATTGGTAAATACATCACCTTCATGCCGTTTTTTCAAAGCTTCTGTGTTCCAATCAACTGCTGGCTGATTAGTAAGAGTTGGTGTATATTCTCCGTACCAAGTTTCCTTTACTCCATCTATCTGGTCTTGAAAGCTGTTGAATGTTTCCTCAACGTCTTTGCCGGATTTAGTTACAAGTTTACCTTTTATCTCAACACCAGTTACCGTATCAAACTTCATATAGCTGCTCTTATCTCTTGCTCCGATATAAGAGTTGCCATAGACGTTCATATAAGCGAGATTTGTGGTCTTATCAACACCATAGGACACATACTCTTTGTTGAGGTATGAATAGCTGTTTATGCCAGCATATAAAGTCATACTTGGTGAGAAAGTGTCAACTGCACTAAAGATAATTGCATTCTGTCTTGTCTT